ATCCTCTTTGGAAAAGCCGAGCGGATGAATCTTTCCTTTTGCATAGTACGAATGGAGCATCTGGTTTTTTTGATCCTTCCACTTTATTTGGAGGAGCGGTATGCCGGAAAGGGCATTCGTTGGAATGTAGCTGTTGCCACTCTCGGATTCATGCCCGTAGACACAGCGACCGTCTGTCCAGATCCATTCACCCTCACGAACCGTTCGATTCCCTATGCAGGTGAGCCATGCACCATCTGCAAGCACCCGATTCCCGCTCACAGCTTTCACTCTAGCTCTGTGCATCGTCTCACGCTCCCACGATGACGGCAGTGCCGCCCCTAGAAATCTGTACCCACACAAGACTTCCGTCACTGGTGTTGCAGTCTACTGCCGCACGGAAAGGATACGACCGCTCGCCGATATGAACACGTCCATTCTGAATCCTGCCGCGCCGCGCCTGTGATTCACCCACTTGTGCATTCTTTATCCCTGCCCGTATTGCTGCCGCTAGTCCAAGAATGCCGTGCATCAAAACCACCTCACCATCTTGATCGTCTGCCGCAGAAGGCGCGGCGTGAGTTCCACCGTATTGGACTGAAGGAAGTATTCGTGTCCCTCGAAGCGGATGCGCTTGGTAAAATCGACGATGTGGTCAATGTCGGGAACGCCGCTACGAATCCGTGCGCGAATCTCCACCGTAACTGTCTCTTGCGTCTTGCGGTTGAGCCATTCAATCGCTCTCGTCAGCGTCTGTAAATACTCCGAGCCCACAACGGGAAATTCGGTGTCGATGAGCGAGGAATACGGAAGCTCATCATCGCTCGCGTAACTTGCACCAAGGCTGAGATTCGACTGCTCGACGGTGAACTGACTTGCCTTGCCGCCAGGCTTTCCCTGCGACAACGAGCTTCCTTCGAGCACTCCATCGACATAAACCGTGGTCGCATACCATCCGTAGCCAAGCGGCGCATGGTAGGTGATGCGCTCCGTTCCCTTCTCGTTGCTCCAATCCTCCCAGTCATATTCCGTATGCTTTTTCCCGTCATTGACCGCCTCTGTTGTACGCTCCCATTCCTTGAAGAGATAGACATCGCGCCCTGTAGAGGCGTATGCATAATCCGTGCGGCTCGTGGAGCCGTCCACGTTGTGCGTACGCTTCTCCGCGAGGTATTCCCCATCGTAGGTATAGGTACTGTAGCCGTTCTCATTCGTCTCACGGACGAGAAAGCCGTTGGAGTAAGTACGGCTGATCTCTTTGAAGGAAATCGTTCCCGTGAAGGGAACGGGAGCGGTATCCTCCTCGTTGTGCGCTCCACTTTCATGATTGTTGTTCGCGCTGTGCCAGACGGAGCGCACGAGTTTCCGTTCGATGGTCGGCTGTGCGTGAGGCCAGTTCGTAATGTCAATGACGGATTCCTCCATGCCGCGCTGAATAATGTGGAGCGTATCTCCACGAATAAACACGTTGATCTGACGCTGCGGCAGTTTTGCCGTCCATCCGAACAGTGCGGAGATGAAATCATGATACGTCATGCCGCTGCCCTCAAAGTTCTGCGACGGTGTGAAATCATCGGTCAGCCGATGTAATTTCAAACCAAGTGCCGCCGCGATCTCGGCCGCATAGCGTGACACCTTTGCCCGCTCGACGTAGATATGGATGGGCGTGTAGAGGAGGGTGTCCTTACTGTATGTCCCCTTGACAGACTGCACGATACCGCGCTGACTCGTTTCCTCCACGAGAAAACGGAAGGCATAATCCATCACCCGACCTTGGACGTTCGAGCCGATGGGGAGAGGATTCACCGTTTCAAGTTGGATGTTATCGGAAAGACTGAGTTCACCGAGCGTCACAGAGAACGAGCGAATCCCCCGCTCCTTGAACTCTGCATAGGTCAGTGTATGAGGAATCTCGATTTTCGTGTCTGCAACGATGCGTGACTGTTTGACAAGAGTCCGTTTCGTATCTACCAACGCTGCTTCACAATGACCGATACGCCGAAGCGCATCCCCTGTCACTCGGATTTTCTTAACGATCCGAATATCGCGCAGAGTATCTGCATGAACAGAGCAAGATGACGTGACTTTACGCGACGTATCTCCACTGACCTTGACCGATTGACGAAATACGGGAATCACCGTGGCATATATAACAGACTTGATGTGAATACGCCCCATCGGCAGCCACGCGATGCAGACGGCAGGTTTCAGCTTGATGCTCATGTCCCCGCTCTCCATCCGAACTGCTGTCCCGTGAGTTCTGCAATCGTCATAGAGGCGGATCGTGCGTCCATGACAACGGAAGTCGGATTCTGTTCTACAATGTGCCTTCCGTATTCCGTGATATTCCCGCCGCTCTTTTCAATCGCCGTCAAAGCGCACAGTCCTTCTGCCGTGCGGTAGGCAGGATTCCCGATGAGGGAGATCCCCGTTACACGGGAATCTGCACCATACTGCGCGGACAGTGCGGCAACATCGACCGTTTGCAAAAGCTCCTGATTCGCAGCCGTCGCCTCATAACTCCCGTCCCCACAGTCGGTCATATCCGTCTGTGTCGCTTGGACGGGCAGCATAATAACCTGCTCCCGTGGGCTGATCTCTTCATCCGAGAGGATGAGATTTGAGATAAGGACGTCCTCTGTTCTGCTGTAAAGCGTTATGGTCTTTTCACTGGAACTGTAGGCGTACCAAAAAGAGCAGTCCTGCTTGTTATAAACCTCACGTTCGTTCAGGATTGCCCGAAAGATACCGTCATTGTTCTGCCCCGGTTTGACATGAAACCACAAGGTATTGACTGCATTTACACGAATGCTGTCGGAAGTGGCAATGGTATCGTTATTGTTGTTTCCCTTCATGCGCCACCTGCTCCAGGACGTTTCCGCGCTAACGATGATGTAGCCACCAATTGCAAGGGTAAGTTTGGCACGGTCTGCATTCTCCGGTGCTTTGAAGTACAGATCCAGTTTCCCGTAAAGCTCTGCAGGGAATTCTGAAATCGTCAGCCCTTTGTCACTGGTCGGCTGCCAGAAGGATATGCCTGTTTTGCTGTACTGCTCCCCTGTTACCGTCGTGCCACCACGAACTGAGAGCAGCTCCGCATAGCCCGGATTGATGTATTTGAACGCCATACGAACCTCCTCAATTCGAGACTAGGAGTCCCTCTGCCTGAATGTCCACGCTCGTATCCTGCTGTGGCGGCTCATCTGCACTGCTGAGTGCCTTGACCCAGAATACAGTATTCGTATCGCGGACGTTCTGCAGCGAAATAACATCCTTCCATTCGGCAGACTCCAATGCGGTCTCGGCCGTGTATCCGTTATTGCTTGCCACTTTCCATTTATCCGCATGATCGCCGACGAACTTGACCGTAAGTGTTCCGTCGATATGGAAACCGCTCTCGCACCGCACGGCACATTTGACGGCTTTCTGCTCGCCCTTGCCCGCATCGAGCAGGACGGAGATGGGCGCAAGTTCCGTGCCGGAGCTGACCTCCGTCCCGTCCTTGCCGCCCACGGTCGGATTGTTCATATAGATATGCAGCAGTTCTGCCATTGTCACACCCTCCAAAATTCCAGAGACAGTTTATATACCTTCGGGAAATGCGCCATATACTCGTAGGATTTCACCACAACACGCATAGAGGGCAGGATGTTCCCGCCCTCGTCCGTTACGGACACCATTGTACGGCTGTCCCAGTAGCCCTTGATTTTCTCCCAATCGGCGGCAGTCACAACAACGGCGCAGGAAATGCGGTCGCCCTCTGCAATATGCCCGAAATCCTGCACGACCGCTCCGCCGACAATTTCCAAAAGCTGTTGACGGTCGTCGGGAATGGTCTGCCAGTTTTCAACGGATAATATACGCACCTCACCAATGTGAATATGAATTGGAATCACCTCCAAGGGCATTTTCAACAGCGGGACGGATACGGTCGGCGACGTGATCGGCGAGCATACGCATCCCCTCGTTGTCCTCCGTGACGGCGTTCTCGATTTGCACCTGTATGTGGATCTGTCGATTGTCCGTCATGGATGGCGATGTCTGAGTATCAGCCCGTGAGGGAGGGGAATTCTGTCCCCCACTTGAAACAATATGCGCCTGTTGCCCCAATCCTGCCATCATTTCCGAGTATGAGAACTCCTGCCCATTGACACGGATGCGGGAACTGTCTTCACGCTTCTCGGGAGCAAAATTCGGCAGGAGATTCTCCATCGCCCATTTGCGCCCGGACTGGAACTGTTGAAGCAGTGCCGGTGTCAGCCCCAGATCCTCTGCCGTAAATTTATTCTTCTTGCGAAGATACTCCATCAGCCCGACTTGCCCGGACTCCTTGAATACCTTCAGCTCCTCCTTCTGGGAGCGCAGGACTTCCAGAGCAGCGTTACGCTTGGCATCGAGTTTTTCCTTCTCTGCCCACCGTGTCGCCTCAACCTCATCCAGTCCCTTCTGTACCCACGCTTCCTTCTCACGCTCAATCTCCGCAAGACGGTTTTCAAGTTCGGTTTTCCAGATGGAGTCAATATTGGAAGCAACGTCACGCCCCCACTGCTCCATCACTCGCGCTTTGCTCTCACTGAGCCAGTTCTGCGTCTGTACCTCATCCAAGCCCTTCTGGTGAAAGGCATCGGCTTCACGAGCGATGGAGTCCAGCTTGTTCTGCAGGTCGGTCTTGTAAAGCGCATCCGCCTTGTCCACAACGTCCCGCTGAAAGTCGGCATAGATTTTCGCTTCCTTTGCCAGACGGTATTCGTCGATGAGGTGCGGATCGGCGCCCTTCTGGAAGAACTCGAAGGATTCACGATCCAGAGCGTGCAGGCTGTTCTGTACGTCCGTGTGTGTCAGTGTATATAAGCTGTCCGTCAGTTGTGAAGTCGCCTTTGCAGATTCACTGACCGTCTTTGCGGTATCTTTCTCTGCCGCCGCACGGATTTTCGCAGCTTTGGCATTCTGCTCCTGTGCCTTGGCGTTCTTCTCCGCTTCGGCACGTGCCTTCTCCTCTGCCGCCGCTTTCTCTTTTGCAATCTTCTGCTGTTCTTGGTATTGCTTGTATTCGTCCCCGTAGAGAGCATCGAGAACGCTGCCGCCGAGGAACGGAATTGCAATCAGCGGAGATGCCACAGGATGATTTTTGAGGAGCCACGCATTCGCCTCGGCGTGTTCATTGACCTTATGAATCTGCTCCCCGACAAAGCCTGCAAGCTCCGCGACGGTCTTGAGTGCTTCGCCCCATCCGAGCACGGCGTCCTTGATTTCGTCCTTGTTATCCCGAATCGTTTCAACAAGAGACTCGAAGCCGTCATTGATCTCCGGCATGAGTTCTTCGGCGGCAGGAAGCAGAGCCGCACCGAGAGCAAGTTTCAGCTGCCCTGCTTCCATCTCCATTTCGCGCCATTTGAGATACGTCTCATGCGCCTGTGCCGGGTCGAGCAGTCCCGTCGTTTTGACGCGCGAGGAAATGGTCATAAGGTCTTCGTATTGTTCGAGAATGGGAATGAGCGCCGCACCACGCGCACCAAGGACTTCTGCGGTATATGCTTCCTCCATGCCTGCTTCGCTTGCGGTCTTGTATCCCTTGGCAAGCTGTGCCAGCTGCTCGTTCAGCGGCAGGAGATTGCCTTGCTGATCTTTGAGCGCAATACCAAAGCGCGAGAGTGCGCGTGTGGTATCGTTACCGCTATTACCTGCCGCAGATACCTGCTTGTCCAGACGTGCAATCAGAGGAATGACACTCTTGATGTCCGTATCTGCAAGCTGAAACACCCGATTGAGTGTCGCCGCCTCACCTGCGGACACATGAAGACGCTGCGTGAGCTTGTAGACGTTCTCGCCCGCAAGCATCGCGTCTTTCGTGATATTAAACAGTCCCGCGCCTGTTGCGGCGACTGCCATGACCGCAGCCATCTTCGCGGAGAGTATATTGAATCCGCTCGTGAGATTCTTGACACCCGCCTGTGCCGCCGTCATGCCCGCTGAGATGCGCCCACCGAGCGTGCCGGAGAGGACGGCGCTCTCTTTGAGCCGTGCATTCAGTTTCCGCACCTCGGCTTCGGTCTGTGCGACGGTTCGTTGCTGACGCAGGAGATTGCTCTCCGCACGGCGATAGGCGGCACTGTCCACACCATCATTCTTTTTCGCAGACTGCAAAACGGCGGCAAGAATCTGTTCCTTCTGCCGCTGAATGTCCAGTTCGCGATTGATCGCCTGATGGCGCACCTTGATCTTGTCAAGTTCCGTACCCACACCGTCGAGTTTGGCAAGATCGGCATCCAGTTTCAGATGGATGTTGTTTGCCTTGCTGTTCAGTCGTGCGATGGAATCCGAGACGGTCTTGCCCGCCGTGTCAAAGTCCAGCTGCAGCTGTGCAATATTGAGACCGATGTCGAGATAGAGTTCATCAATCTTCTGTCCGCGCTTTGCCACTCCATCTCCCTCCCTACATCACGTCGTCAATAAAGCGTGCGGATTCCTGCTGTTCGCAAAGTGCCGTCACGACAAGCTGATCGAGTAAAAATGAAACCTCATGCTCGTCGATTTCCTGCATTGTCCACCCGTAGGCGGACTGGAGCCGCTCGTAGTAGCGCAGTAAATGCTGGTACGGAGAAAGAACTACACCTCTTTCCCCGTCTCCTCGTTTGGGAGGTTCACCAGTTTGGAAAAGGTCAGCGACTGAATCCAACGGAATAGTGCGCGTGTCAGTGGTACGATATCCGCGACATCCACATTTTCGTCGATGACTTCTTTTGTGACATCATCACGTCCGAATCCGAGAACGATTAGACGGACGTGCTCGTCCAGAAAGTCCTCAAGATCCATGTCCTGTTTCTCTGCATCAAAAAAAGCAAGGAACTCGCGCCAGACCTTCATCTTCGGAGGATTCGGCACGATCTCCCTGCCCGCAATATGCAGTATCGGTGTATCCATCGTAACCTCCCTCAGACCTGCTCGTACCACTTCGTCCCCGTCTCAGCGGCAAAGCCCGCCGCCTCCTCGTCCGCCTTGGCGTAGGACAGCCCGTCCGAGAGTCGGTAGATCGCCTTTGCCGTCAGCGTCGGCGTGTCGAACTGGATGCTCTCCTGCTTCGAATTGCCGCTCTCCGAGGGTTCTGTGAATTGGACTTTGTAGAATTTGGTGTATCTCTTCTTGCCGTTGCGCTTATCCGACTGGAAGAGAACAGCAAAGTACGGCGCAACGTCATCCTTGCCCGCCTTCATCACGCCGTTCTCGATACTGTGTCCCAGAAGATACGCTGTGTATTCCAAAGGAAGCGCGGCAGTATCGAAGGTCAAATCGTAGGATGCGGTATTGGATGCTGTATCCACGGACTGCCCGTCGGCGAAAAGCTCCGCTTGATTCGTCTGTGGCTTGATGTCCACCTTGCGCAGGAGCTTCCCGAGCGGGATCGGAGCTTCGTAGGTCGCCGCTCCTCCTGCCACATCGGTGAGCATCTTGGCGATATGAAGTTTCTGGATATTGATGAACTGCCCGCTCGTAAGATTCCCTGCGGGCTTTGCTGTTGGTGTTGGACTTGGCATATTATTCTCCCTCCACTGCTGTTCTGTAATCTGTGATTTCAACGAATATATCTTTCTCTGTCAGTTCCTGCGTCTGCGCACGCACAAAGCCGAGCGGCAGAAGCGCGTTCTGCACGGCGTGATGAATCTCTCGGAATCTCCCATCCTTCGTCAGAATATGAATACGCACTGTCACGCGCCGTTCCAGTTCCGCACCATCGACTGAGAGCGCAGGAACATCCGAGATCACCGAATAAACGAGTATCGGATATGTCCCCGCGTCGGGGCTGCGTCCGTGATAGATGCCCTTCTTCCCATGTGCAAGAAGCTGCGTCAGCTCCTTTGAACGCACAAGTGCCTGATACACCATCTTCGCAATACTCATCGCCCCCTCCTCCGTATCGCCGTGCGTACGGCATCGACGATAGCAGAACGAATACCGTCCTTCTTGGCATCGAGCGCGGGATAGAGAAACGGACAGTTGATGCGCGGGCTGAACTCGACAAGCACACCGTATGGCACGCCATCCTGAGATTCCGCATCTGCTGCGATCCTCCAAACAGAGCCGTCCTTGCGTCGCAGTCGCTTATGGATGGAGTCGCGCAGTGCGCCCTTTACCACGCGCTTATCTGTTCCTGTATAGACGGGACAGCGGTTCTTCGCCTCAGCGACCACATCGTCTGCGCCGGCGGCGAGTGCTTCCTTTGCCGCAGCCGTCGCCTCCGCGCCAAGTTCTGAGAGGATCTTCTCAGCAGAAACAAAACCTCGGTATCTAGCCATCTTCCACCAACTCCCTGCATTCCATGACAAGCCATTGCTTCTTCCCGCCGAGCGGATACGGCGGCGCGATTGGTGTGAGCGTTTTGTCACCCCAACGAATACGATCCGTCACGCGCACATCCGCACGGTAACGAATGACGATGCGGTAATCCACCTCCTGCACCTTCTCCGCATATCCGTCCGAGATTTTTGCCGCAAAGGGCAGAACGAGTGCCCAGGCTTTTCCGACTTCCTGCACAGACGAGGAGCAGATATTCCCCTCATCGTCCGTATCCATCACGGGGCGCAGAATAGAAATTCGGTGACGCAGTTCGCTCATGGACACTCTCACCTAAAAGTCCTCCTTCCGTACACCGAAAAGCAAGGAGCGAAGCGTCAGCGCAAGCCCTCTGTGATCCGCTTCCTCCCGATGTTCATAGAGATAGGATACGGCGTAGAGGATTGCAACGCGCACGATTGCTTGATCTTCGACCTTGGACAGTTTCTTCACGCGCAGAAGTGCCGTACAAATCTGTTCTGCCGTTTCAGTAAAGTGCATGAGGAGATCGTCCTCCTCATCCCCGTCAATCCTAAGATACTGCTTGACTGCTGCAAGCGGCACAAGCATAGAACCACCTCCCTTCTTTTGCCGCATATTTCACAATCAGCCCTTCATCTTGAGTGTCTGCACGGCTTCCTCAAGAACGAGTTTGCCGTCCACACGCTCCTTCATAACGTAGCCGACCATGCCGTTGCCCGCAAACAGCTCCTTGAGTTCCTGCAGAGAGCGGGTGCCGCGATCCCCGATGTTGTAGTAGGAGTAATCCCCGAATGCGATGACGGTCTTGCCCGCCTCGACAGCAGGCATATATGCCGAAGAGTACACGGGATAGCCGAGCAGACGGTCGGGTTCGCCCATCTGATACGAAGGCTGCCAGAAATACGCGCCATTCGCATCCTTGAGCTTTCGGATGCTTGCAAGCGTCTGGTCATTGACGATGAACGCTGCGTTCTTGCGATAAGGACGTTTGAGGCTGTAGACGAGTGTCACGAGTTCGTCCGCCTTGAGGTCTGCCGCCGCCGTGGTGACGGATGTCTTTGCCGAGGTGAGAAGTCCCTTCGGCTTGTGCATCCCGTCGCCGTTCAGGAATGCATCCTCCTCAGCGTTGCCGAGAGCCTTGCCGAACTGCTCGATGAGATAGCTCTCAAGGTTGAAGGCGTTGTCGTAGAGAAGCTCTTCCGTCACCTTGACCGCGACGTGGAGCTTGTGTGCGTCGAGAACAATCTGGTCAAAGGTCGCGTCGCCGAAGGTAAGCGCAGCTCCCTCCTCGATCCACGATGCCGCAGGTTTGGTGGCGGCAATGTTGATCTTATGCTCCCCGCTCGTGGTGATAACCGTCGCAAGCGGACGCAGGACATTCTCTTCGCTGAGTACGTCGATGAGACGTTTGTCATATTCCTCGGGAACGAGATAGCCTCCGCTGGCATCCGTCCCCTCCTGCAGGACGTTCTCCACCTGCCGAAAGTTCGTACGGAGAGCTTTGAGCATCGCAGAGCGGTATGCCTCGCTTGCACGCCCCGTCTTTTCTGCATTGAACGCAGCCCCCGGAGTGTTGGTAATTGCTGCCGTTACAGGCTTTGCAAGCTGCGCGTCGAGAATCGCCTGACGCTCCATGCGCTCGATGTCCTTCCCGAGCGCAAGCACCTCGCTTTCCATCTGCTCGTACGCTTTGGCATCCTCTGCCGTAAGACGACCGTCCTTTTCGTGAGAATCCAGAAACTGCTTTGCCTGTTCCCACATTTCCGCACGCTTCTCGCGCATTGCCATGATCTTATCCATGATCTTTTTCCCTCCGTTAATGTGAAATAGAAAAGAGCCGCTTCTTAAACGGCCCTGCATCGACATTAGTATTTTGCGTTCCCTGCCCGAATTTCGAGAGCAGAGAGTTCGTGACGGCGGCACGGGAGAAGATCAGTCCGTCTGCCGTATCCGTCATAGGACGCTGAACGTCCGCATAGAGAACAGAATCTGCAAATCCAAGCTCCACGGCTTTTTTTGCGTTCATCCACGTTTCGGCATCCATCAGCCGTGAAATCTTCGCACGGGACAGCCCCGTCTTGATCTCGTAGGCGTTGATGATGCTCTCCTTGATCTCGGCAAGGAATGTGATTGTCCGCTCCATCTCATGTGTATCTCCGATGGATATGGTCATGGGATTATGGATCATAATGGTGGCCACGGGCGACATCTCAACCGTCGATCCTGCCATCGCAACAACGGATGCGGCCGAGGCGGCAATCCCATCAATCTTGACGGCGACATTCCCCTTATACTCCATGAGCATATTGTAGATCTGTGCCGCTGCATAGCAGTCACCGCCCGGTGAGTTGATCCAGAGGTCAATGTCTCCCTCGGCAGCATTCAGCTCAGAACGGAACATCTGAGGCGTGACCTCATCGCCCCACCATGTCTCGTCCGAAATTTCACCGTCGAGGAGCAAGACACGCTTCTCCCCTTCGTTCCGCACCCAGTTCCAAAATTTACGTTTCATCGCCGTCTCCTTTCTTGTTGGCGAATAAACCTGCGTCCCTCAGTTTTGTCATATTCCCGTTGATGAGATAGAGATCGCCGCCCTCGGTAGATTCAATCGGATTCATCTCCTCGAGACTGCGGATATCGTTTACCGAGAGCCATCCATTCTGTCTACCAATGGCATATCCCTCCATGCGGCTCTTGTAGTCCCCGCGCAGTAATCCATCGACGTTGAAGCGGATGAAGTAATCCTTCCGCTCCTTGTCCGTCAGCAGTGCTTTTTGAAGCGACTGCTCCCAGCGCACAACCCACGGATTCAAGGTGTACTTTACAAACTCAAGGGATTGCTGCTCAATGTTGGAAAACGAGGACTTCTCCAAATCTCCAACCATATGCGGTGGCACACGGTAGAGCCGCGCAATCTCGTCAATCTGGAACTTTCTCGTTTCAAGGAACTGCGCCTCCTCGGGAGGAATGGCAATCTGCTGATATTTCACGCCTTCCTCGAGGACGGCAATCCTGCCCGTGTTCATTGTACCACCGTAGACGGCGTGCCAACTCTCTCGCAGCTTCGATGGGTCTTTGAGAACACCCGGATGTTCCAGTACGCCGCCCGGACGCGCACCATTCTTGAAGAATGCCGCGCCATACTCTTCCGTCGCAAGCGCAATGCCGATGGCGTTCTTTGCCATAGCGATTGGGCTATAGCCCACAAGACCGTCAAAGCCGAGTCCCGGAATGTGGAGCACATCCTCACGCCGCAGCCGAATCTGCCCCTTATCCGCAAAATTCGGATTCTCCTCCGTGCTTCGCGTGTAAGTGTAGTAAAGCTCACCCGTGCGGCTGTCGCGACTCACCTCCATCTTATCCGGGAGGAGTGGATAGAGTCCAAGGACATGCCCCCTGCCATCCCGCAAAATTTGTGCGTAGGCATTCCCCCAGAGGAGGAGATGCGCCATAAGCGTCTCACGGAAGACAAAACTCGTCATCTCGGGATTTGGCGCATCGTGGAGCAGAAAGTACAGCGGATGCTCCGGCACACGCTCTTTGCCCTGCCCCTTGTAAGCGTAGACATGGAGCGGCAATCCTGCGATGGATTCGGCAAGGATGCGGACACAGGCGTAGACTGCCGTCGTCTGCATTGCCGTCCGTTCGTTGACCGCCTTGCCTGCCGCAGTCTGCCCAAACAAAAAGGACAAACCGCCGAGGTGATTCATGGGCTTGTCCCGCGAACGAAAGAGTTTACCGAATAGATTCATATACACCATCCATTTCCAAAAATCTCACCACAGAAGATGATGAGAGCAAGAGCACCGCCCTTTCGAGCGGTGCTCCGTAGTTTCAGCTTAGAAGATTTCGATGCAGGAAAGCTCCATGCTGTTGATGTCGGCTGTGAATTTCGCGCCCCGCGCAATCTCGTCGGCGGCTTTCAAAAGCTCCTCCGGCGTGGGATTTCCGCCCATCTGGCAAATGCTGGCATTGGCTTTGATGTCTCGGAAAACCTTGCGGGCTTCCCAATCCGTCTTCTCGTAATCCGTTTCTTTGCGAATCTCGATGCGGATGCAGGTGTCGCGGTCACTTTCGTTCGCCCAGCCCATCGTGTTTTCCTGCATCGCGAATCCGTATGCGGCGGCCTTGCTCTCGATGATATCGGCAATTTCCTTCTTCGTCATTTTCTTTTCCTCCGTTTCTGGTTCCTTCGGTTTTCCCTTTCGGTATGTGTATATTCCCGTACGATCGGCAAAATAGCAAGGCCATATGTGAAGATAAAGCGTGTATACGATCGCCCTAAAACACCCACACGCCACGACTCTCATACACCGATTCCGATGCATCATTCCCACACCGAATCGCACGATCGAGTGCCATGATAAGAGCGATTACGCCGTCGATCTTCTCGGTGGATTTCTCCTTATCTGCCTTGATGTTGCCCGCAGGGTCGGTACGAATGAAGATGTTGTCTGCCATCCAGCGCATGACGGGATGCCCGCCGTGCGCTATTTTCTTTTCCAGTGTCAGCTTCATAAGCTCCTTGGTCGGCGGACTCATATCCTTGAAGCCCTGCCCGAACGGAACAACGGTGAATCCCATCCCCTCTAGATTCTGCACCATCTGCACCGCGCCCCAGCGGTCGAAGGCAATCTCGCGGATGTTGTACTTCTCGCCCAGTTTCTCGATGAACGCCTCGATGAATCCATAATGCACAACGTTTCCCTCGGTTGTTTGCAGGAAACCTTGCCGCTGCCACACGTCATACGGCACATGATCATGTCGTACGCGCAGGTCGATATTCTCCTCGGGAATCCAGAAGTACGGAAGCACGGCAAACGGCTCATCTTCCTCGGTTGGCGGGAATACGAGCACAAATGCCGTAATGTCCATTGTGGAGGAAAGGTCAAGCCCGCCGTAGCAAACGCGACCCTCTAAGGACTCAGCGTCAACAGGGGCGGCACAGCTATCCCACTTGTCCATCGGCATCCACCGCACGGACTGCTTCACCCATTGATTCAGCCTCAACTGACGAAAACTGTTCTCCTCGGCAGGGTTCTGCCGTGCAGAGTCACACGCCGCCTGTACCTTGTCAATGCCGACCGTAATCCCGAGGGACGGATTCGACCGTTTCCAGACCTCCGGGTCTGTCCAGTCCTCATCCTCCTTCGCTCCGTAAATGACAGGATAGAAGGTCGGATCAATCTTTCGCCCTTCGAGAATATCCTTTGCTTTCTGGTGTGTCTCGTAGCAGATGGACTGTGTATCTGTCCCCGCTGTCGTAATGAGGAAGTAAAGCGGCTGCATTCGCGCATCGCCGGAGCCTTTCGTCATAACATCAAAGAGCTTGCGATTCGACTGCGTGTGCAGCTCATCAAACACAACGCCATGAATATTGAAGCCATGCTTTGAATACGCCTCTGCCGAAAGCACCTGATAGAAACTGTTCGTCGGCAAATACACCATGCGCTTCTGGGAGGCGAGGATCTTCACCCGTTTGCCGAGTGCGGGACACATCCGCACCATGTCGGCAGCGACCTCGAACACGATGCTCGCCTGCTGACGGTCAGCAGCACATCCATACACCTCGGCACGCTCCTCCCCATCGCCGCAACAAAGGAGGAGTGCGACAGCGGCGGCAAGTTCACTGTTGTGCGTTGGAACGAAGGATTCCCCTACCAGATAACAATGGCTTCTGCTGTCCACTTGAATGCAC